ATTTATGGGCAAATTCACAGATATTACCGGAAACAGGTATGGCCGTTTGTTGGTTACACAATATGATGGCCGAAGGCCGTACTCTGAAGGTGGACAAAACCGTACTTGGTGGCTGTGTAAATGTGATTGTGGAAATACAAACTCTATTGAAGGATCTTGCTTAAAGAGTGGTAACACTCGGAGTTGTGGCTGCATGGAGGATGAGAACAGGGCTGCGCTAGTAGTCTACTTTACACTCCACGGAATGACGGCCAGTAAAGAGCATATGGCTTGGGCTGCTGCTATTCAGCGCGTTACGAATCCAAACAATGTTAGATATGAGACGTACCAAGGTAGAGGCTTTGACCCAGATTGGATTAATGACTTTAAGGCATTTTATGATCACATCGGCCCAGCCCCAGTAGATGGACAACGATGGAGCCTTGGCAGAATAGACAACAATCTAGGATATATCAAGGGGAATGTCCAGTGGGAACTTCCGCCACAACAATCAAGAAACAAGTCAATGCCGTCAAACAACACATCAGGCGTAGTGGGCGTATCTTTTAATAAACGAGATTCTTGTTGGACTGCTTTTTGGGTAGGACTTGACGGCAAGAAAAATAGCCGTAACTTCAAGGTGGCAATCTACGGCGAAGAACAAGCCAAGCAAATGGCAATTGATCGTCGCTTAAAAGCAATCCAAGATTTAAACGCCAAAGGCGCAGGATACTCCGAAACACACGGACTTCCTAGACCTGAAGCACAAGGGGTTTGCTACCTAACGGTAGCTCCATGTTGAGGGCTATGTCTTTTGATATAGCCCTCCTTTTTCAAATGTTCTACATAAAATAACTATAGGAGTTTTACTCATGGATTTTTCAACACGCGATGTACTGGCAGTAGCAGAAAAGGGTTTTGATTTTACTTGGATTGATCCTGTAACTGGCAAGGAAACTGACACAGTTATTAGTCTTCTGGGAGCTGGTAGCCGAGTGCATAAGCAAGCGGCGGCCCGCCTAGATAACTATAACAACACTTGCGCCCGCGCTGGCAAGATGCCTGACGCAGAGCACATTAAAGACCTCATTACTGACCTTACAGCTAAATGTACAACTAGCTGGGAGAATGTCTCAGAAGGTGGCAAGGACGTACCATTCAGCTACGAGAATGCTGTGCGGATGTACAAGGCTTACCCTGTTCTCCGCGAGCCAGTCTTTGAAGCTATTCACAACGTTATTGCTCAATTCGGGGAAAAGTAACAGAGCTGCGTGAGTTTGTAGAAGGGACATTTGAAATGCTCCTTCCAAGCGGACAGCACGCAGCTCCCCTGAAGCACCTTGAGTCCGTAGCAAAAGATTATGAGAAGAGGGGTATGCCTCCTCCTCCAGAACTCACAGAGTATTACCAACTCACTTGCCCAGAAGAACTCTACCACATCTACCTAGACTTCCTAGAGTTAAGTAAGCGCAGAGGCTTCGTAGAAGCTGGCCCACTCCCCCTGACATGGCTAGACCTTCAGGCTTGGAGCACGCTCAGAGGTGTAACCCTGATGCAAGTGGAAATAGACATCCTCGCAATGATAGATGAAGTGTGGATAGGTATTTACAGAAAGAAGAATTCGAAGAAGGCTTAGGGCGTTCTTCACTGGCCCCGCTTCGGCGGGGTTTTTATTTGGCCTTTACATTAGGAGAAACAAATGGCCGACATAAAGGCTCTACAAATTAAAGTGACGGCTACGGGGATTAAATCTGCAGCCAGTGACTTAAACCTTCTCAACAAAGCCGCCTCCCAGATTTCTCCCGTCATCAGCAACGCCCAGAAGGCTCTGGACGGGTTTGGCAAGATGTCCTTGGGTAGTATCACCCTCCAGATTAAGAGTGCCTCTGAGGGGCTTACAAGGCTTCGTAACACTACTAAAGATTTCAGCAACATTGGACAATCCTTCAAGGGGTTGTCCGGAGCAATGACATCTACGGCGACGGCTGTGGAGAAGCTTGTAGGAAGCACAGCAGGGTTATCTAATTTCAACACGCAGCTTCAAGTGATGAGGGACACGCTTGCAGACATTAAGAGCACCTCTGGAGCTATTGGAGGGGTTGCTCGTGGGCTAGGCTCAGGCGGTTCTGCTGGAGGCTCTGGTGGTCGTCCTGCTAAGTCTGATGCTGACAAAGAAGCCAAAGCGCAAGCAGCCCTTCTCCGGCAAGCTGAGTACGCAGCAGTGCAAATGGAAAAGGGCAAGGCGGGCCTGTTCGAGTATAAAGCTGCACTACAAGGTGTCTCTACTCAGATGGCTCCTGTTGTAGCCAGAATGCGTGAAATGGATAAAGCTGTTGTGGGGACAGGAATGTCTGCTAAACATACAGCAGCAATGATGAGAATGGTGCCAGCACAGTTTACTGACATTGCAACACAGCTTGCAGGGGGACAGTCTCCTATGCTTATCCTGATGCAACAGGGTGGTCAGTTGAAGGACATGTTTGGTAGCATTGGCGGAGCATTAAAGGCCGTAGGAACACAGATTGGACAGTACCTCACTAACCCGTACGTACTTGCTGCTGCTGCTATCGGCTCAGTTGCATATATGATGTACAAGGGAGCTACTGCCTTTACAGAGCTTAATAAAACATTGATTATGACTGGGGGTTATCTAGGTGTAACCCAGTCTAGCTTCTACGATCTTCAACAAAAGATGAGCGGTATCAAGGGAACTTCCTCCGAAGTTATAGAAGCCCTCTCAGAGATAGCAGCCACAGGAAAGATTACAGGAGATCAGCTTGGAGCTATTACCCAAGCAACTGTTAATTTCTCCAGAGCATCGGGAATAGAGGTTGGTAAGATTGCTGCAGAGTATGCTTCATTGTCAGGCAAGCCTGCCTCTGCCCTCCTTACACTTAACGAGAAATATCACTTCCTGACTGCATCTACGTACGCACAAGTAAGAGCCTTGGAAGAACAAGGTAAAGTTACAGAGGCCACGAGATTTGCACAACTAGCTTTGGCCTCTGCGCAAGAGCAAATGGCTACACAAATGCTTAATAACCTCACCCCGCTGGAACGGGCGTGGAAGGGTTTGAAGGATGCAGTGAATGGGGCACTAGGGGCTGTACAACAAGATTTCACTCCTAAGAGCACTGGTGCGTACGTTTCCGCCCTAGAACAAGTCGCCATGTATCGGGAAAAGCTAGGTAAGGGCGATCCCGCAGGAGATAGCTTTTACGCAAGAGGACTTAAGGCAGCGGAGCAGCAGCTTGAAGTCCAGAGGCAGATTCTTGTTGAGAAGGGTCGTGCGGAGGCAGTTCAAAAGACTCAGACTGCCCAGAATGAAAAAGATATTAACTACCTAACCACTGCAGGTAATCTCCAGAAAAGCAGCACAAACCAAACGCAACGAAAGCTGCTAATGGAGAACGAGATTGCCGCTGCAAGGGAAAGGTATGCCACAGCTAATCATAACGATCCTGCGGTAGCAAGGCTAGACAAGCAGTATTCGTTGGAGTCGCAAATTGCCGACATTCGTGCAAAGTATGCTGATAAGTCTACAGCAGCAGGTATTGACGCTCTTGCAAGCCTAAAGGCACAGAAGCTCGCTATTGATGATGAAATTGATGGACTGCGTACTCGCTCTTTTGAATATGAGAAAGCCACAGAGAGTCAGAAAGAACTGTGGAAGATTCAAGAGAAGATGAAGATGGGGAAGAGAGATCCTTCTGATGCGGGAAGACTTTCTCTCCTTGCTGAAATCATCTCTGGCGAGAAAGAGTTGAGCGTCCTACGTGAGAATTCCAAAGAAGCTGAAAGATGGAGCAAAACATCTGATGACCTCCTCATCTACAACCAGACGTTGAAGGAGCACAACGCTCAACAGACGGCTACAGGGGCAGTGAAGGATAAGCTCACCGAGAAAGAAAAACTCCTTAGTCAAGCGCAAGACGCTGCGGAGTTTGGATTGTCTTCTTTGGTTCGTGCTGAAGGAAGACGCGCTGTTGAGTTATTGAAGGTAACTGTTGCAGAAGAGTCCGCAGATAAGTCCATCAAGGCGCTTAACAAGTCCCGTCAAGAGCTGGTTGCTATTGAGGACAAGAATGCCGCATCTCTTGCCGCTCTAAATGCTAAGTATGCAGAGGAAGATGCTGCTGTTGGCAAGAGCAGTGCTGCTAGACAACAATCTGCTGATATTATGGCGATTGAAAATCAGCGCATGGAGCAGTGGGCTATTAAGCAGAGTGAAATCTTGCAATTGAAAAAGGAAGACGCCGTTCTTAATGAGCAAAACATTCTGGCCCTACAAGCCCAGCAGGTAGAGATTAACAAGGGGGCACAAGCTCAGAAGGATGCTATTGCAGGAAGATCGGTCTTCAAGCCCTTAGAAGGAGCAACTGTCGGGGCCGATGCTAAAGCAGGCTTTGAAGACTACTACAATAGCCTCACAACACGTCAGCAAGAATTCCAGAGCTTCTATGCTTCTAGCACATCTCTCATGACAGACAGTTTGGATAATTTCTTCCAGACTGGCAAGTTTAACGGGAAAGAGTTTGTAGCATCAATGATGAAGATGATCTCAAAAATGATTGCACAAATGCTTGTTCTGAAGGCCATACAGACGGCTGTGGG